AATAAAGATCAGAGAACTCAACTGGACAGACAAACAAAAAGAATTCATAAATATAGCCCTGAATAAGGATGTAAAAATGATGTTTATTAGCGGCCCCGCCGGATCTTCCAAGACCCTATTGAGCATCTACTGCGCTCTTCAGCTAATTAAGGACAAGAAGGTCAGTGATATTATGTATATCAGATCTCCAGTAGAGAGCAGCGACAGCAAAATTGGCTTCCTGCCAGGAGACGCAGATGAAAAGCTAAAATATTATAATCTACCCTTTGCAGACAAGCTAGAAGAACTCTTATCTAAGCAATACATTGAAGCTCTTAATAACCAAGGCCGCCTCCAAAGCCACCCGTTGTCGTTCGTGCGGGGCATGAGCTGGAACTGCAAAGCTATTATTCTTGATGAGGCTCAAAACTGCACTCAAAAAGAAATCGTAACCCTAATGACAAGAGTTGGGGAGTTCAGTAAGTGCTTTGTTCTTGCTGATCCTGACCAATCTGACTTGGGTAATGGAAAGTCAGGGGGCTTTGAGAAACTGCAAGCTATCTTTGGCGACGAGGAGAGCAAGGAAAAGGGAATTTACTCTTTCCACTTCACCGAAGACGACATTAAGAGAAGCGATCTAGTAAAATTTATAGTTAAAAAACTAAAAGGTTTTTCTCCAGCCCTGAGAGTATAAATATTTTGTTAGGGTAGCTGAGAATTTTCTTACTTTTTTTTCTGTTTTTTCAAAAAAGAAAGCATGCGCAAACTCTTCAATAGTAACAGCCAGTTCTCTTCTTGGAAGCAAGGAGGGATCTATGATTATCTTGGGATTTTTGGACTCAGGGTTATCACAAAGGCCCTCAGCAGCGAATTTGTAGTTAGGTTTTACCTTATCTACAGTATATTCATAGCCTTCATCTGTTTTGAATTTGAAACCTTTGCGCATATTCCTTATAATAATCAACCATGAGAATTTATTGTCAAAAATGCGGGACCGGAATAGATTATGCATATGAAAAACCAAATTTCTGCACAAAGTGTGGCTTTAATTTTTCACCAGTCAAATCTGTTGTTGCAAAAACTATTCCTTCCAGACCGAATACTATTACACATTCTGAAGAGGAAACAGAAGATATAGAATCTTTGGACAATATTAAGAATATGTCTAAGTTAGATGTTGAAGTTTCTGCTTCGCCAGATCGCAAGACTAAATTTAAAGACATAATTGGTACAAGGTCGGATCGTCCAATGGAAGACCAGCAAACTCAAGCTGGACCTATAGACAAAAAAGAGTTCTTAGAGTCCTTCAGGAAAGAAGCTGGATTCTATCCGTCCAGAAACCAAGATAATGAAGAAGAATAAATTAAAATTTGAGAAAAATTTAGATTTAATTAATGCGGAAATCCTGAAAAGGAAAAATAAGTGGACCTTATCCGCCCTTAACTGGATCGATTTTGAAGATGTTGCCCAGATTGTTAGGTTCCATTTGTATAAAAAATGGGATCTCTACGATCCTGCAAAACCGATCTTACCTTGGATAAATAGAATCATATCCAATCAAATAAAAAACATAATTAGAAACAATTATGGCAATTATGCTAGGCCGTGTTTAAAATGCGCCGCATCTTTAGGAGATTCTGGATGCAGAATATATGGAGAGCAAAACTCAATATGCCCCATGTACGAAAATTGGAAAAACACAAAAAAGAATGCTTACGATATAAAAATGGCAGTCTCAATTGAAGACCATCCAGCAGAAATAAATAACAGAAGTCAAGAATCCTTAGACATACAAAAAGCAACAGCAAATTTAAACATAGTAATGCAAAAGGTTCTTAAACCAATGGAGTGGCAAGTGTATGATTTATTATATATTCAATTGAAAAACGAAGAACAAGTTTGCAGGATATTAAAGTTGAAATTTGATAAGAACTCTAAGACTGGATACAATAAACAACTTAGAAATATTCAGAAGTCCATAATAAAAAAAGCAAAACTTGTCATTAGAAATGGAGAAATAGATCTATGAACCAACCAACCTTAACAAAAGAGCAGGAAGATTTAATCATTCAAATCTGGAATGCCAATAAGGATAACCCACCAAGCCTGCAAGAGCTTACCCAAAAAGTTTTTCCTGATGTTCCTAATGTTGATGGCAGAAGCGTTTATGGTAAAGCGGTAAAAATTTTTTTAGCCTCTAGATCTTTAAATGTAAAAACTAAAAGCCAATACACTCCCAAGAATAGAATCGATTTTACTCAAGACCAGAAGGATTATATCTCTAATAATGCTTCTTTAATGTCTGCTGTAGAAATATCTAGAGAACTTTTTCAAAACTACTCTTTAAATAACCTCTCAATAGAAGCTAGAAGTGTTCAAGAGTATTTAGACTCCTTGCCAAAGCAAGTTAACCCAGGAACCAGCACAGAAGAGGAGGAGAGTCAGGGAGATTATAAGCCACCTAAGAATTCAGAGCGAGCTTTAGTAAGAGTAAATAAGTATGTTCTCAATGGATTAGACAAAGACAAAATTACAGCCCGAAACAAAAAAGAATTAACATCTCTAATATCTTATTTACATACCTATAGATTTCTCCATCAGATAGGAACATACGGAAAGCAAGGGGACAGAGATTTATTTGAGAGCAGCTTCATCAGGTATACCTACGATAAGTCAGATCTTACCCAAGAAGAGGTAGATCAGTATATTGTTTTGGCAACAGAGGTAGTAATCTCTTCTAATATTCAAGCAGCAATACAAACTCTGCAAGAGCAGATAGATATAGAAGTAAATTCTGGCAATAGAATTCCAATGCCTCTAATAGAAGCAGTAACTTCAGCCCGAACAGAATATAATCAATGTGTTACTCGCCAGCAGAAGCTCCTTAACGACCTAAAAGTCAAAAGAAGTGAAAGACTGTCTAATCAAGTAAAAGATAACGCCTCTATTCTTAACCTAGTTCAAATGTGGAAAGACGAAGACACTAGAAAAGAAATGATAAAGATGGCAGATATGAGAAGAGAAGTCTTAAAGGGAGAAGTCGGCCGACTCTCATCTATGGATGATGTCAAAGCTCGTATCTTTGGCCTAACAGAGGAGGAAGTTTTAGATGGTTAAATGTAAAATTTGCAACGTAGAGTTTGAAACAGATAAATCTTTTCATGGGCATCTCAAATCTCATCAATTGAGAATGGTAGAGTACTACCAAACTCATGAGCCGAGATATGATTTGCTCACTGGAGAATTAATAAATTTTAAAAACAAAGACTATTACTTCTCTAATGACTTTAACAATAAAATCTCAATGAAAAAATGGCTAAAGCTACAAGACTTAGCTGTTCAAAAAGAATATTTAAAAAAACTCCTCTCTCAAAGAAAAGAAAAACACAACTTAACTTATGCGCCTACTGAAGTGGAGCTTCGCTCTATTACTAGCCCTCCCGTTCCTTATTATCACAGTCTTTTCTCTGATTATTATAGCCTTTGTAGTGAAATGGGCTTCAAAAACAAATACGAATATCCAAAAGAAGAGTTGAAATATAAAATTAAGGACGGCTTTAGTATTTATATTGATACCAGAGAGCAGATGCCTCTTGTTATTGACTACCCAACAGAAGTTAAAGGCTTAAAATTCGGAGATTACGCCATTAATGATCCAGAAAATAAATGTTATATTGAAAGAAAGTCTATCTCTGATTTCATTGGCACAATGAGCGGTGGATACGAGAGATTTTGTAGAGAGATTGAGCGCTCCATAGCAGCAGAAGCCAACCTAATTGTATTGGTAGAGCGCCCGCTTCAAGAGTGCTTGAGCTTTCAGTATCTCAACTACGTCTCTAAGAAAATTAAAGTCACACCAGAGTTTATTTTCTTTAATGTTAGAGAGCTAATTCAGAAATATAACAATGTACAATTTCTATTTGTAGATGGTAGAGAAGAATGCGTCAGAATAATGAAGAAAGTATTTTTTAGCAATGGCGAATATAAAAAATACGACCTACAATTAATGTACGATTTAAAACTACTGTAATATGTGGCACGAAACAACTAAATACAAAAAGAAGACTCAAAATTATAACGAAATTTTTAGTCAACTTAAGGGAGAGCTTGAAGATAGAGAAGCAAAGATTACTCTTTGTAAATTTTTGCGGCAAAATCTTTATTTAACTACATATTTGTTGACTGGAATTAAGCTCTCTCCTTATCAAGAGATCACTTTAAAGGGAATGTTCAATAGAAACTTCTCTATGTGCGTTTGGGGTCGTGGTTGCGCCAAGTCATTCATTGCTAGTGTGTATTGTGTGCTACAATGCATCTTTGAACCAAACACAAAGATACTAATAGCTGGCCCTACTTTTCGTACAGCTAGAGCAATATTCAATAACATAGAAAAAATGTCCGAAACTAAAGGCGCGGAATTATTATTCCAAGCTTTTGGAGCTAAGAGCAAAAGAAACGATCTCTATGAATGGGATATCAATGGCGGATCTATCAGAGCTATTCCTCTAAGCGGCGAAAAGATTCGTGGTTTCCGTGCAAACATTCTTGTGCTAGATGAGTTCTTACTTTTGCCAGAAGAGATTATCAAAAATGTATTGATGCCATTCCTTGTTGCTCCTCAAGACATGAAAAGGCGTATTGATATTCGAGAAATGGAGGACTTGCTAATTAAAGAAGGTAAGATGAAGGAAGAAGATAGAATGGTCTTTGTGAATAACTCTAAAATGATAGCTCTTTCTTCTGCAAGCTATACTTTTGAGAATCTTTATAAGACTTATCAAGAGTGGGTCAACAAAATAACATCGCCAGAAAAAGAAGACTCTACTTATTTCGTTTCTCAGTTAGGATATGAGGCTTTGCCAGCAGAGATGATAGATAAAACAATTATTGAAGAAGCTCAAAGTGGTGGAACTTCTCACTCTGCATTTCTTAGAGAGTATTGCGCTCAATTTACCGATGGATCAGATAGTTATTTTAGCGCAAAGAAGATGGAAGAGTGTACTCTTAAAGACGAATACCCTCATACTCTAGTTAGAGGCAGCGCTGGGAAAAGATACGTCATAGGAATTGATCCTAACATGAGCGATAGCCCAAATGCGGACTATTTTGCTATGGCTGTTTTAGAAATAGATGATGATACTGGAATAGGAATTCTTGTTCATACTTATTCTGGATTAGGGAACCTAAATAATCACGTTAAATATTTAGCTTACTTAATGTCAAGCTTTAATGTAGTTCTAGTTATTTGTGATAATGCTGGAGCAGACATATTTTTAGACACTTGCAACGAGTCTGACATTTTTAAATCCAATAAATTAAAAATCAAAGCATTCGATTTTAATTCAGACCTAGACGGAACAGAGTATGAGACCGAAGCTAGAAACGCAAAAGCTCAGTACAATCAATCAGAAGGAAAAATAGCATTTAGCCAAGTCTTCTCCTCTGGATTTATTAGAAAAGGCAACGAATATTTACAAGCTTGCATTGACTATAAGAAAGTTTTATTTGCTTCTAGAACTTGCTCTAATGAAAAGTTTTTTAGCCAAGTAATAGACAGTCATTTGCCAAGAGAATTAATATTTAATGGCGACAAGCAAGAATGGACTAACCTTGATTTTATTGAGAATCAAGATGACTATATATATCAAACAAAAAAACAATGCGCCCTAGTAGAATACACAACCAGTTCTAGAGGAATGCAAAACTTTGATTTACCGCAGCATCTTAAGCGTGGATCTTCAGCAACTAGAGCCAGAAAAGATAACTATTCTGCATTTATGTTGGCTAACTGGGGACTCAAGTGCTATAATGAAATAATGAAGCAAAATACGGAAAATAATACATTTACATTTACTCCAGTAATGTTTTAGTGTAATTCCTTTGGGGTATGCCTAATTTAATCAGAAGAAAACAAGTTGATCAATCAGAGTTTTCTGGCTTCTTTGTTGATGTCGGAGGCGTTAATTATTACCCTCTAAACACGAACCCCTCAAACTACATTGACAATGGAGATCTAGCTACAGCTACTGGTCAAGTTTATGTAGATCTCAACGCTACATCAGGTAATTTAAATACTTCTATTATTTTATCTGGCCAAAATTCAATTGCTTATACAAATTTAGTTAGCGGAAACTTATCTACAGCTTTAACTTCTTCTGGGAACTCGTTAACCTCCTCTATTAATTCTCTAAGTGGATATGTGGTATTAGTTAGCGGAAATTTAACTGGCCAAATATCAAATACTAGTGGAGTTTTAAATACAAAGATTAATACTACTAGTGGAGATTTAAAATCCTATACTAATGCAGTATCTGGAAACTTATCTTCTGAGATTTCCGCAACTTCTAGCGCTACTGTTGTTAATTCTATTGTTAGTGGAAACAATTTTAATTTCACTGGCCAAAAAATATTTAATTCTACAATATCTGCACCAAGAATTAATTTAAGTGGCTTAGCAGCGCCTAGTCAAATTGCAATTGTAGCATCTTCTGGAATGGTTTCTATAGTTGGATCTTCCGGAACATTCATGTCTTTCGTAGAAACTGGAATTGGCAGTGCGTCTAATTCTCTCTGGGCAGTTACCGATGCCGCTGGTTTGCCCATGTTAGAATTGTATGATGACTACAAATTAGTTTTAGGCCATGATTCTAGAAAGTCCATAGTTCTAAGTGGTATTTCTGGATATGTAATTATGCCTAGCTTACCAGACTATACTCAAACCACTAGTTTACCTAGTGGATCAATTTTTAGAAGCGGCAATTTTTTAATGATTAAATAAGGAACAAGAATGAAGAAAAAAACACTCCAAGATATAATTCCTTTGATGGCGTCAGCTTCTACGGCCTCAGATACTCCCACTTCTGCTCGCAGAAACATAGCTGGCACCATTGAAAGAACAGAACGTTTCCATAATATTGATTATGGTCTAGTTCCATTCAAGTATTCCAATACCATTTCTAACAAAAGCTCGCTCAATGTAAGAGATGCAGTTATTCTTTGCCAGAAAGCTTATTATAATTTCTCTTCTTTCAGAAATGTTATTGATTTGATGACGGAGTTCTCTTGCAGTCCTATTTACTTCACAGGCGGCAATAAGAAGTCTAGAGATTTCTTAAACGCTCTATTCAAAAAGATAAATATAGAGAACTTTATTGATAAATTTTTTAGAGAGTATTATCGTTCTGGTAATGTTTTTATTTATAGATTCGATTATAAAGTAGAGCAAGAAGATGTAAATAAAATAACTCAAGTTTTTGGCAGCGAGTCTATTGCTGCGGAAAAATTACAGCTTCCATCAATGTACATGGTATTAAATCCAGCAGACATTCAATATGGTGGTAATATTTCTTTTGTAGGAACTAATTATTATAAGATCTTAACTGATTATGAGTTGGAAAGACTGCGTCACCCAACTACTGATGAAGATAAAGAAGTACTCAAGAGTTTAGATGAGCAAAATAAACTAAGATTAAAGAAAAAGACTCTATCTGGAGCAGGAGCGTTTATCACAATTCCTCTTAATACAGAAAAAGTTTCTGCTGTATTTTATAAAAAGCAAGATTACGAGCCATTCTCTGTCCCTATGGGCTTCCCAGTTCTTGAAGACATAAACTGGAAGCAAGAAATGAAAAAGATGGACATGGCTCTCACTAGAACAACTCAACAAGCTGTTCTATTGATTACTATGGGCTCTGAATTAAAGAGCGGTGCTTTAAATATTAATCAAAAGAATATTGAAGCTATGCAAGCCCTTTTCCAAAATCAGTCTGTAGGAAAAGTCCTTGTTTCAGACTTTACTACTAAAGCTGAATTTATAATTCCTGACATTGCTAACATTCTTGATCCCAGAAAATACGAAGTAGTAAACACAGACATTCAACAAGGACTAAATAATATCCTTATTGGTGACGAGAAGTTCTCTGCCACAAGCATTAAGGTAAATATTTTCATGCAAAGACTTGAGCAGGGAAGACAAGCTTTCATAAATAACTTTTTGGTGCCAGAAGTAAAGAGACTTTGCAAGAGCTTAGGATTTAAGAATTTCCCAATGCCTCATTTCGAAGAGATAGACATTAGAGACGCTTCAGTTTGGCAAAGAGTTGTTGCTCAATTGATGCAGTTGGGAGTTTTGACTGCTGAGGAAGGTATGCAAGCTATCTCTACTGGAAGATTGCCAACTCCAGATGAGTCAGTTGAGTCTCAAAGAAAATACAAAGACCTAAAAGACGAAGGACTCTATGCTCCATTAGCTGGAAATGCTGCTGGCGGGCAAACAGGAAGACCTCCAGGAGTTTCTACTCCTCAATCATCAAAAACATCTTCGCCTCCAGGATCTAACAAAAAAGCTCCAGCAATAGCCAATTATTCTGTAGCTAAAATTTCACAATCTTTTAGAGAATACGAAAATTTAACTAACGATACAATTGAGGCTTTGAAGAAAAAACACAAAAAGAAATCTCTAAATAAAGAACAAACAGAAATAGCAGAGTCAATTGCTAAAGCTATCTTTATGAATGAAGAAAAAGATAATTGGGATTCATCAATTAAGGCTTATTTAGCTGGCAATACTAAATCAAATGCAGATAAAATTAACAAACTAGCTAAAATAGCTGAAGATCATTCTGTTGATCTTTTTTCAGCAGCTATATTAAATTTTAGTCAAACATACTCAGAAAAAGTGTAATATTTATAGTTACAAAATGAATTCAGAAGCTAAAACCAGAAACAATGACAAGAAACACGAATCGGCGAGTTTCTTCATTGACATTTCTAAAAAAGAATGCGGCTCAATCGATAAAGACGATTCGATTGCTGCTGGAGAGGCTATGAGGAGTAAGGCGGGGCATCTAGATATAGAAATAGAAGCAAAAAGACCAGGGCCAAGAAGCTCAGCTCAAACCCCATCTTTGCCATCCGAAAAGAAAAAAGGCTCTGAAAAGAACAAGCCCGGATCTGCTGGAGAAAAAAGTTCAGATGCAATTTCTTTTTCAAAAAAAGTAATAGAAGCACTAAAGAATAAGGTCAGAGAGCACAACTCAAAGCATTCTAGAAAAGTTTCTTTATCACAATTAAAGAAGGTTTACAGAAGAGGAGCTGGAGCTTTTAGCTCTTCTCATAGACCCGGCAAAACAAGAGGCCAATGGGCCATGGCTAGGGTTAATATGTTTTTAAGAATGATGTCTGGTGGAAAGGTCAAAGACGCTTATAGAAAAGCAGACCAAGATGTTGCAAAGTCTTCATTAGATACTATAGATATTTCTAATTTATGGGAGCCAGGGGAGGAAGATTTAGCTCAAGCTTCTTTGGACATTCAAGAAATTGGCGATTTTGAGTTCGATAGCGTTGATGAGCTTTACTTAGACGAAGACTCTACCGCAGAAAAATGGTACGAAATTTAATTATGAAATTTCAATATACAACAACATTTAGTTCCATACTGAAGCCAATAGTTTCAGAGGAGAAAGACAAATATTTAGCATTAGCTTCTTTAGTGCAATTAGGAGATTTTATTCCTAATGTAAATACAGAGAAAAATGTTGATTTACTTCCGGTAGCTTTTAATGCTGCCGTAATTAATAGAGTAAATAAGAATGGAGATGTAATTGATACTGCTACCGCAGCTGCTGTTTATAAAGATTTTATCAATAAGCCAATTAACTTAGAGCACAATAGAGAAAAAATCATTGGTGTTATATTGACTGCTGGTTTTAGTGAGTTTGGATCTGACACTATTCTAACAGAAGAGGAGATTAAAAACCTAAAGGGTCCATTTAATATTACTTTGGGAGGAGTTTTGTGGAGAATAGCTAACCCAACACTAGCAGATATGATAGAAGACTCTGGAGACTCATCCAGTGGCAATTATCAAAAGATCAGCGCTAGTTGGGAACTTGGATTTAGTGAATTCAATTTAGTAGTCATAGAGGGAGAATCTAAGAACATTGAAGATGGCTTAGAAATCTCAGACGCTTCTCAAGTAGAAGACATGAAGGCTAATTTGAGAGCCTTTGGCGGAACTGGCAAAATTGGAAAGAGTAAATCAGTATATAGAAAAGTAGTTGGCAATGTTATTCCTCTAGGAATTGGATTAACAGAGACTCCTGCTGCTGATGTAAAAGGAATAATTACAACTAAAAATGACTCAGAAGAAGTCAAAGCTGAAGAAATTATTTCCAAAAACGAAAATTTGAATGTAAATACTTCTATAAATCAAGATACTATGAAAATTACAAGCATCAAGGATATAACAGACGAGAACTTGAAGCAAGTTTCCGCCTCGCAGATCTCCGATCTCATTGAACAAGAATTGAAGACTGCCTCCGAAAAATTCGCTGCTGAAAAGAGCGCTGTTGACACTGCTCTCAAGGCTGCACAGGAACAATACAATACTCTACTAAGCTCACAAGATGTTCTTAAGCAAGAGGTTGATTCGTTGAAGTCTGCACTACAATCCGCTCAAGAAGAGATGCAAAAGGCTGCTGCTTCTGAGGCCTTTAATTCTAGAATGGCCAGCTTTGAAGCTGAGTATGATCTAGATGCTGAAGCCAGAGAGGTTATTGCCAAGGATATTTTCAATCTTGATGACGAATCTTTTGCCGCTTATAAAAATAAGATGGCTATTTTCATGAAGAATAAGAAGAAGGGCGCTAAAGAGGAGTCCCAAAAAGAAGATTCCATGAAAGAAGACAAGGAAGCTAAGGCTTCTGTCTCCGAAGTAGTAGAAGACGTTACTGATTCAGCTAAGAAAGAGGTCGTTGGAGTTCCAATGACATCTTCAGCATCAGACTCTTCACTCTTCGATAAATATAAAAAAGCTTTTGATTACGACGGATTCGTAGTCACAAAAAAATAACATAATAAAAATAAAGGAAAAATATGCCTTATCAATTAAGACCTTTTAGAGATTATGACGAACATGATGTACTAAATCTGTTCGCATACGACACAACAAACCTAAGCGCTGGTCAAATTCAAGTCCCTAAGGGCGTTCTCGTAAAGATCGCCACTGGCTGGAAGAACTATGACTCTGGCGCTGTTCTTGGCGGTGGAATTGATTTCATCGGAAGCGCTGGCACCTTGGCTCCAAACAACGTTGTTTCTCAACGTTATGGAGTTGTTGCTAAAGTAGTTGCTGCAACCACTGGAGAGACTCCAGTAGGTATGATGCTCTACGACGTAAGAGACGTAGACGAGAACGGCGAGCTTCTCAAGTATAAACCCCGTAAGGCTGCCGAGATGCAGGCTGTAATTCCTGGACAAGCTATTCCAGTTGTTACCCGTGGCGTTTTCCTAGTTCAAGGCGTTCTTGGAACTCCTGCTGCTGGAGGCACAGCCTACGCTGGTCTCACTGGTCAAATCACTGCCTCAACCGGAACTCACCCAATTTCAAACGTTGCAATCGGTAAATTCCTAGGTGCCGCAGATACAAACGGCGAAACCCTCGTTAAATTGGCCCTATAATATAAAGGATTAACATGAGAATTAAACTAAAAAATACACCTGAACAAGTAGAGCTAATCAAAGCCCTTGGTTCTAAAAACAGACTAGTTGCTGCTGAGGCTGCTGAAGCTTTCGCCGCTTTCCTTGGACCTGTTATTCAAAGAGTTATTTTGCAAGCCGGTACAGCTTCTCAAATCTATACCGATGCACCATTCGATGAGAATGACTCTCCTAGCTATCCTCTTGATCTCTATTATCAAGAGCTAAACAACGGCTACGTTAGCGTTTGGTCTCAAACTCTAGCTGGCGGTCTTCCTAGCGCTCAAGACGTTTCTGCTATTCAAGAGGTTAAGATTGCTACCTATCGTCTCGATAGCGCAGTTTCAATCAATAAGAGATATGCTCGTCAAGCTCGCTTGGACGTAATTGCCAAGTTGGTTGAGCGCATGTCCCAAGAAGTTCTTGTTAAGCAAGAGCGTAATGCTTGGGCCGTTATCCTTAAGGCTCTTGGAGAAGCTTCTACAACTCCTCAAGGTGGATCTGCTCTCAAGCACTACACCGAGGCTGGTTCCCTAGGCCAATTCAAGCTTGATGACCTCAACAAGCTAATGACCCGCGTCAAGAGAATCAATGAGTCATGGGCTGGCGGTACTCCTGCTGATCCATACAGCACTGGCTTGACTGATCTCTATGTCTCCCCCGAGATTAAAGAGAACATTCGTTCCTTCGCTTATAATCCATTGAATACTGTAGCTCCTGATGGTTCTGCTGCTACTTCTTCAACAGTTGGTATTCCTCTCTCAGACAACATGAGAGACGAGATCTATCGTAGCGCTGGTATGCAAGAGATCTATGGTGTAAATATCGTTGAGTTGATTGAGCTTGGTAAGTCCAAGAAGTACAACATCCTCTTCGACAACTACATCACCAATCTTCCAGTCACCACTGGAACAGCCTTCAACCCTGGAGTTCACCAAATCTTGGTTGGTGTTGATAACACCAAGGGAGCTTTGATCCGCCCAATTGCTACTACCTCTGAAACCGGTAGCCAATTCAACGTACAACCAGACGATCAGTTCCTACAAAGAACCGATAAGACTGGATTCTACGGATCAATGGAGGAAGGCCGCATCTGTATTGATGCCCGTGCCCTCTCTGGTATCATTGTCTAATATTTAACGGAATTACAAAACCCGCTGGGGAAACCTAGCGGGTTTTTTTATTTGATTTATCTAATTTATAATTTTATAATTTATCATGAGTAAAAAGACAAAGCTCAAGCAACTTAACCAAATTGACGCCAAGGCTGAGCCTCCTAAAGCAATGACACTAGATCAGTTGTGGGGGAGTCAAGGTTTATCAAAATATACAGTAGATAATGCTGAAGACTATAAGGCTTATCTTCGCTCTTTAAATAGAACAGACATTCACGCCCACGCTATTCAAGTAGGAATTTTGCCAAATGATAACATGGAAATTCTTTTTTCAAGACTAGAAAGAGAATTCCAAAGACACCTCTGCTCTTATCAAGCCCCTTCTCAAGCTACAAAAAAGGAAAAGAAGGTTTCTAAAGAAATCGAGAAGATTTTATCAGAGGGTAGATAATTTGTGTAATTCAATAGATGGGAAACTTAGTTAGGATAAAGCAAATTGACAAACCTGAACTTTCTGGTTACATAAGAGAGGTAGGAGATGTTAATTATTATCCAACTTCAAATCCATCTGGATACATTTCTTCGGTAAATCAAGATGCCGACTTTTCTCAGTTGGCTCTTGATGTTTCTACTTTAAGCGGTGACTTATATTCAGACTTAGCCGCGACAGGAGCAACTCTAACTTATAATTTAGGCTCCTCAGGAAATGCATTAAATACCAAGATAGATAATTTAAGTGGCTACGTTGAAGTATCTAATGTAAAAATAGCTACTGTTTCTGGTAATGTTGATTATGCTCAGTTTTTAGCAACTGGATTAGATTATTCTAGTAATGTTACTCTTTCTGGAAATATAATTGCTACTAGTGGGTACGCTAGTGGAATAAGCGGATTCTTAGACTCAAAAATCACAACAACAAGTGGAAGTTTATCCTCTAGAATAACTTCTCTAGAAGGAGTCTTTGCTGCTAGTGGTTCAAACTTTGTTGATATATACTCCAATAATCAAACAGTTATTGGGCAAAAGAATTTTGACGGCAAAACTAGTTTCAAATTAATTAATATTGTTCCAATTTCTGGAGACTATTCTAATCCCGGAGGATTAAACAATTATTTATATACACAATTCATAGACAACAATATTTTCTATGTTAGCGGACTAGGATACAGAACTGGAGATTTTTTTGTAACAAAAATTATGTATCCAAACAACGAAGAGTGTATTATCTCTTCGAATATTTATACAGGAAATTATTAATATGTCTACAGTATATGGAACATATGATTCTGCTGCAAAAAATTGTGTTTTATTATACGATTTTTCTGCGGGATCTTACGATGGCGAGCCAACTACTAATCTATTTTATCAACCTCCAGGTTTTACCCAATACTCTGGCACATATTACAACTCTAACTTTAGTTGCGGCGGAGGAAAATATAGAACATTTATTCACACTCAAGAACCAGTCGCTTTTCCCGCTGGCTCTCAAAGAATAACTGGATATGTAGAGTTTAATAGAACTAGTGGAGTAAATAACCAAGGAGCTTCTGGATATTTAACTTTATTTACTAGTGGTTTTTCTGATTTTTACTATTGCGATACTGCGCAATCTAGCGCTGGAGATTCTAAGCTTTATTATGAGGGATTTGACATTAGCCCTTTCTCATACGACACTGGTAGGGCATTCTATAAATTAGATTATTATCAAAATCTAAATAACCAAGGAACATTTTCTGATAATGCTGCTGGCGCTTATCTGCAATCAGATTCTATTTATAAATATAATTACCAATCGGGCAAGTACGAGTCAACTTTAAATGTAGGAAACAAGCACGGCTTTAACATTAAAATTACAAGAGGAGAAACTTACACTGTTTCTACTGATGTTTATATTTCTACCGGGCATCCAAGGAGTGGGCTGGTTCCTGTTGTTAGTTTTACTCCAAATTTAACTGGAACTTTTGCTACTCTTTCTGGAGTTTACGATTGCGACAAAAAGGGAACTTGGCAAAGCGTAAAACAAAAAATATTTGTACCTTCTGCAATTAATACTGTATCTCCAAATCCAACTTATTACGAAGTTTCCGTAGCAACAAAGACTGCCCAACATCCTTACTTTACTTCTGGCTCAGCTTATGGATTTGTAATTGGAAATACCCAAGGCAGAACTCTTAATTTATACAAAGGAGGAACTTATGTGTTTGTGCAGTCCAATGACACAAATGCTAATGATGAATTATACATATCAACAACTCCAGATGCTGGGGCTGGCTCTAATACTTACGCTAATGGATTCTCTTATTATGGAAATAAAGGATTTGATGGCTATGCAGTGTTTAATGTTCCATACAATGCTCCGACTATCCTGTATTATAATTCAAGATCTCAATCTAGCTCTTATGTTGGCGGAAAAATAAATATAGTTGGTGGCTATAACTCAGGAAATACAGGCAACACTGGTTCAATAGGAAGCGGAGGATCTGCTGGGTCAGCAGGAAGCTCTGGATCAAGTGGCACGGTTTTAACTTCAGAGTCTTATTCTGTTTGCTTTGATCCAACTAGAGGAGTTTTTAATTCTTCTCAAGGAAATTTGAGCGGAGGATACATTTTGTACAAGAACATGCAGTTTGAGAGAAATAAAAAGATGTTCAAGGGTACAATTCATAAAACTCAATTTACTTCTACCTCTAGGTCTGATCTTGCTACTTGTTTAGACTTAACTGGTGGAAATAATAGTTCTAATTTTATTAATTCTAACTACGATGCCAATGCTTATTTATATTTTTCTAAGAGGCAAAACGTAGGAGACGGTGGATTTTTAGATATTAACTTAAAGTACAATAAAGAAAAGCAATTTCTAATTGGCAGCGCAAAAACTCAAACTTACGACTTCTGGTTTAAGCAAACTGGAATTTCTAATGCTAGAGCGTTTCTATTTTCTAGAGGCTCTTCCTTATCCAATGATTTATTTGTAGAAAATGAAGGCTATCCTCAATTAATATTTATTCAAGATAAGAGAATTTATTTTTCTTTTACTTCTTCTGTTAATAGATCTTTCTCAGGTTACTCTGCTCAAGCTATAGAGCCTAATGTTTTATATAATGTTAGTGTTTCTTTGAACTTAAATGCTATAGAAGGAGAAAAGATAAAAATATATATCAATGGTCAGCAATCCGGAGTAACTGTTCTTTCTATTGTTGACGCTCCTCAAAATTTAAACTTTAAGAATGTCACATCTGCAACTCAAGTAGTTGGCGATTCTTCTGTGGTTTCTGAAAAAGGTTTTAAGAGCAACTCAAATCAATTTTATTGCGTCTCTTCTTATGATACCAATGGAGAATCAAAAGCTTCCGCTGCAATTTCTGTTCCTATAAGCACAGTCAGAAAATCAATTCAATTATCTTGGCAAGCTGTAGAAGGCGCAATAGGATATTATATTTATAGGTCTAAGTCTTCTTCATTTAGCTCTTCTTCGTTGCTTGCTAATATTAATAGTGGAAAGATTCTTTCTTTTACTGATGAAAATTTCCCAACAAAAATAGGAGCGCCAAAGCAAGTTGCTGCGTATTCTTATTTTTATGATTCTAATACATTAAATCTTGTTGATGATTCTACTGCTAAGGTTTGTTTTGGAGATTATCCAACTACTAGTGCAGTGCCTCATTATTTCGAAGGATACATCTATAGAATTGCAATATATAATACAAATATTAGTGATAAACAAGCTTTCAGGAACTATAATTCTTTACTTTACAAGTATATTTCTGGCAATCCTTATTTATCTAGAGAGATATTTAGGCCAAGAAGTGTAATTTATAAAAAGGTGCAAAATTAATTATGGCTATAACAAGGTATGCGGGAGATAGATTCTATGGTTTAGACGCAGAAAAAAGTTCTCTGTTGTCTAAGGTCATTGATGGGGCAATATATAATGCTTCAGATAGTCTATTTCAATACGTCAAGATTAATGGTTCTTGGGTATTGTCATCTGGGGGCTCTGGATCATCTGGGTTAAGCGGCTCTTCAGGCTCTAGTGGCTCATCTGGATCAAGCGGATCTAGTGGGTCATCTGGAAGTAGTGGTTCTAGTGGATCAAGTGGTTCCTCAGGGTCTTCTGGATCAAGAGGTTCGTCTGGAAGCAGCGGAATAGATGGCGTATCAGGAGGCGCTGTCTATTACTTTAATGAATCTGTAACACAAACGCCATACAAGGAATTTTCTATAACTCCAAGCGCAGCAGCAGAACAAAGTGTATCTGCTACGATTGCAAGTGGCGTCACAGCAACTATTCAATCATATTTAACAGCTACAAATCTACCCAATGTAACAGCGATACCCGCAGGTATTTGGTCATTTTTCTTACATGCATATAAGGAAAACACTAATGCTTCATTTAATATATTTTGTGAAGTTTATAAAAGATCATCTGGGGGAGTTGAAACTTTATTATTTACAACAGATGCTACTGCGGTAACAAGCAATTCTCCTAATCCATCGATGGTGAACTCCGATACATATCAATCGGGTTATTCATTAAATTTAACAGACAAAATACTTGTTAAAGTTTGTGCAACAAATACAAGTAATCAATCACATACTATAACATTTGTAACAGAAGGTACAACACACTATTCATTTGCTCAGACAACATTGGGAATAGTCAGTGGAACAAGTGGTTCAAGTGGATCCTCTGGATCAAGAGGAACATCTGGTTCTTCTGGCGCTGATGGTTCTAATGGAACTTCTGGGTCTAACGGAAGCGATGGGTCGTCAGGATCTTCTGGGTCTAGCGGGTCGTCTGGAAGTAGTGGTTCTAGTGGTTCTTCTGGATCATCAGGCTCTAGCGGTTCTTCAGGTTCGTCCGGTTCTAGCGGATCATCTGGATCAAGTGGTTCTTCGGGATCTAGCGGTTCATCTGGATCAAGCGGTTCTTCGGGATCTAGTGGGTCGTCTGGATCGAGCGGCTCTTCAGGTTCGTCCGGTTCTAGCGGATCTTCTGGGAGTAGTGGCTCTAGCGGTTCGTCTGGATCATCAGGATCTAGCGGATCATCTGGATCAAGC